GAAGAATTCTATTTGTTATGTTTGATACCATTTCTGAAGACAGATCCACATCATAAAGATTCTTTACCTGTTCTGATATATCTCTTGTAGTCATTCCTGCTGCATATAGAGCCATGACTTTATCCTCAATGCCAGTCACATTTCTCTTATATTTTGGAATAATTTTAGACTCGTATTCGCCATTTCTATCTCTTGGGATATTAAGCTCAACAGCACCCAGCTCGGATTTTATAGTTTTCTTGGAATACCCATTTCTACTATTAGTTGTTTGCTTTTCAGTTACATCATATTTGTCATATCCAAGCTGGCTATCCATTTCTGCTTCCAGTGCTTCTTGAAGAACATTTTTAAACATTTCCTTCATAGCAGCTAGAACTTCATTAGGATTTCTAAACTTTTGTTCATTAACATAATTTTTTAAAATTTCTTTAGAAATATTCGACATAAAAAATCACTCCTCCGTGTAAATAATTGTAAATTTATCATCTAAAATTATTGCCTTGAAAGAGTGTTTTTTATTCACTTTACACAAAGTTTTTTAAAGGCTCGAATGTTACCATTACTAATACTCCTATTTTCTTCAAAAAGTGGGAGATAAGAACTGCTACATACCTGGATAAGTTCTTATCCTAAAGGATATAACTATTACGAGGTGTTGAAGGTACTAAGAATACTGTTAATAAGGCTCAGATGGAGATATATTTTTCTTGATTCCATTGGCTTTCTTCCAGCACCAGCAGCTCGTTTATATTCTTTATTCGGATCTCTTTGTTTCTCAGGTATTAGATTTTTTACTTCTTCCCAAAACTCATCTGTTATCTCCCATGATTGCTTTTGTATCATTTGCAGATCTCTCCCTCTCCCTTTTTCTTTATTATCGTATCATACCAGAAACTATTTAGGGATAAGCTCTTAATATTAAATAATTCTTCATCCAAAACTTTGGAGGGAAAATGGAGGGAAAATTTAATTTTAGGATAAAATAATAACCGTTGAAACTTAGTGTTTCCAACGGTTTCTGGTGCATCAGAGAGGACTTGAACCCCCGGCACGCTGGGACGTAATAATCAATTTTGCACAATCCCTCACTACCCCTAAACCCTGTTATACTGTCATTTCATTTCCCGTCTTGTCCCTTATTATACCCTTTTATTTTATTCTATAAGGGGTAAAAAAGGGGGTAAAATTTTCTGCAAGTAATTATTCATTATCTATCATCCCTATATATGTCCATATTAAATTATGTGCATTTCTGCAAGTTGTGCAACATAAAAAAGATAAAATCTAGACTTTGCAAAAACATCTGTACTATCTGTACTTTTACCCTGAAACCCTTGATATAAAAGGAAAGTACAGATAAATTATCTGTACTTTCATATCTGTACTATGTGTACTATCTGTACTTTTAATAAGAATTCATATTGTCAATCGTTATTATAGTTATCTTCCGTATAAGCAGTAATTTTTAAATCTGTCTTATATCCTTCTAAATCGTCTATATCTGTTATATAGTATTTTTTACCATTATGCTCTATAACACAACTCAAATCTATATCACTACGCCAATTTAGCTTAAATATAGCCTGTACTTTAGTATTTGCAATAATTGCTTGTTGAATTTCCTTTGTAGTTGCGTGTCTATAATATGCCCATATATTTTTATCCAAATAATCAAGCTTTCGGTCGGTTTCTCCCAATTCATTTTCATATTCTACATAATGCAGTATATTTATTTTTTTATTTTTTATATTTTTCATATCTACCACATCCTTATTGTATAGCCCTTATAAATTCTTCATAATGCTCATATAATCCAACATAGGAATCAAGCATAGAAGCCATACCATCAATACGTTGTTTTGCTGCCTGATTCTTAATTGGCACTATATTACCATTTCGGTCTGTCTGAACTCCAGTATTAGTAAGACACCATTTAAGAATAGGATTATTATTATAATTTATTTTCTTGGCTTGTAGGTCTGCCCCCATATTCTGCATTGGTAATGATAATGTTCTGGCTCCCTGGATACATCTAACCATTTTAAAGCCATATTGCTCCATTTCTTCAACCCAATATTTAGCTGAATAACTGTCATAGTAAATCCACAAAGGAGTAACACCATATTCATTTAACATTTCTAAAAACCATGCTGTAATATCTGAATAATTTATACTATTACCATTACATAATCTTAACAGTCCACGTTCTAGCCATTTATCATAAGGTATCTTTTCATGGTACACTCTTTTTTCAAAGTTATCATATGGCAACCAATACATTTGATGCACATATCTTTTATGGGTTTCTTTATCCATTAATAAAAGAGTTGCTGCTGTTAAATCTGTAGTAATGGATAAATCAGCTCCACCTATAGCATAGCAGTTTTTAAACATTGATATATCAAAGGTTTCAGGATTATTTATATCATCAAATGTAAGCCATGCACTGCTTATTGTATCCCTTATATTAAAATCTTTTGTTAATACGCCACTTATATCTTTTGGATTTTTTTTAGCTCTTTCAACTTTAACATCTAAATCATCAATCTTTTTAATTACACCTAATCCAGGGTTTGCCTTGTACCATGCTGCTGGACTTGTCCATTCTTCTTTTTTATCCAGTTCATAAAGAATAGGTAAAAAGGTATTATCTTCAAAATTACCATCAACTACATTACAAGCATACTCATATATATCATCAAAAATACATTCTCTGACGGTTCCGGCTGTAGTTATCATAATCATTAAAGGTTCCCGCCTTGCACTCATTGACTGTTTCATTACTTCATATAGGTTTCTATCTTTTATACTGTGTAACTCATCCATGATAACACAATGAGAGTTTAAACCATCAAGTGTATCACTATTTTTCCCTAATGGTTGAAATCGGCTCATAGTTAGAGGAAAATATAAATCTGTCTTACGTTTTCTAATATGTTTTGATAACTCTGGACTTTGTTTAACCATATTGTGTGTTTCATCAAACAATAATCTTGCTTGGTCTTTTTTACTGGCCACACTAAAAACCTCTGCCCCTCCTTCTCCGTCTGCAATCATCATATAGGCAGCTATACCACTTAACATTGTTGTTTTTCCATTCTTACGTGCCACATAAAACATACTTTCCCTATAACGCCTTAACCCTGTATATTTATCTACAAAACCAAATAAAGCAGTTATATAAGCCTTTTGAAATAGTTCTAATATGACTGGTTTTCCTGCCCATTCACCTTTTGAATGTTTACAAAACTTTTCTATAAATTCTATGGGTCTATTGGCTTTATTTTCGTCAAATATATATTTCCCTGGATTTTTAATATTTTTTACAAGTGCTTCATATTCCTTATAGACTCTCTTACTTACCACCAATTGGTTGTTAGTGATGCTTTTCCAATATTCAAGAATATAGTTCATATTAAGCCCCCTTTATAAAATCAATCAAAGGGTCTTTTTTTTCTTTCTCAATGACTGGTGGTAATAAATCTGTTACTTGTTTATATAAAAGACTGTACCTTTGAATAGTAGTGTTATAAGCTTTTAATGCTGGATGCTCTTTTAAAAATTCCTGACTACCATTTTTAAACAAGGTGGTTGTTCCTTCCTCTTCCACCTGACTCTTTAATTTAATAAGTGTCTGCTGCATAAAAACCAATTCATTGTACAGGCTCTGTGCTATTGGTTGTCTGTCTTTTGGTATTTCTTTTAATATTCTTTTAAGTTTTTTTAACTCTATTGAAATCTCTGTATTTTTCATAAAATCACCTACCTTTTTATTCCTTTTCCCACCCTAAATATAAAAAACCTCATGGAGAGGTTTTAAAATGGGGGCATACGGTCTTCGCCACAGCCCCTATATTTTCATACCTGGGGGGTATATATCAAATCTCCAGCACTATCAAAACTAACACCTTCAATACATGGATTACTACCATGTATAACATTATGACACTCAATGCATAATGCCTGTAAGTTATCCCAGTTCAACGTTATATTTGGATTATTAATATTTTGCGGTGTTATATGTTTTTTATGATGTGCTATATCTGCAGCCTTTCCACACCTTTCACATATATAATTTTTACTTTGCATAAAGCCATTACGACATTTAACCCACTCTTTACTTCTATAAAAATTTAATGCATATTTTTGAGCCATATTACCTCCAATTTAATCAACATTTATTAATTTTTATATCTTTTTTATGTGCTTTGAATGTATCATCACTAGGAGAAAGATACCTTCATCCACTGCCCTCAATCCTCCTATTTTCAATGCCTTTACAATTTTTTAATATCCAACGTACTTATAATTTAAAACAATACCTATATAGACAAATTAATACTTTAGTTTCCTTATAGCTTCCCTTACTACCTCTTGATCCATTCCAATATATCTCAATGTTGTTGCACTTGATTGATGCCCTAAAGCTTTCTGTACTAAACCTATATCTTTCTTGTTATCCATGTATAACCAATAAGCAAAGGTCTTTCTTGTACTATGGCATCCTATCCCACCTAAATTAAATTCATCTGCTATACCCTGCATTATTCTATAAGCCTGTGTCCTTGATATAGCCTTATCCCCTATCCTACTTTTTATAAGATAATCACTGTCCTTCATATCTTCCGTATATTCATCTATCATTTTTTTCAAATCCCTGTTCAGTACAATTTGAATTGTATGGCCTGTCTTCTGTTGTTTAACTTTTAGATTCCATTTTTTACGTGTATCTTTAACTTTCAGGTTCAAAATATCACTTATTCTCAAGCCACAAAATACGCCTAATCCAAACATGATGGCATTTCTTATATTTTTAGTTTTTAAATATTGTATTATATCCCTTACAGTCTCTTTGTCCTTTATAGGTTCAACCATTGCATTACCCCCATATTTTACGCATATGCTCATAGTTCTTATCCTGTAAGAATTGAACTATATATTTTAATTTTCTTTCTACCATACAATCTCTATCAACGAGTATCTTCGTTATATCGTTACTTGTGTATTTTCTTTCTCCAATCCAACTTCCTGTTTTAATCCTATATCCTAATTCATTTATATATTTTGCTACCTTTTGAACATTCTCCAATTCCAGATATTTCTTAAATATTATAGTTTCCAGGCTGTCACTTTTTTCTATGGCACTATTACTTTCAAGAACTTCTAACACACCTTTTATAATTTTCATTTCACTCCTGTATTTCGTTGTTACTTTCTTTGCCAATTCTTCATATTGTAATTTTTTACTTATTAAATTTTCATTCATATGCTATTCCCTCCCCATTGCTGTTAATGCCACAAGTAAACCATCAATGGTTTTATCATAGTCGCTTGTACCATCAAACCACTTCATTAATATAAATTTTGATACTTGTCTTGCCAATGGTTGTATTGGTTCTATGTCCCATGTTTTCCCTGTGGTGCTTTCTAAATATGATGGTATGGCTTCAAGTATAGGAGATATTACAGTGTCCAAGTCTTCACCATCAACCCTTAGTGTGTCTCTTGCTTCTTCTATGGTCATAATCATTAATATTCACCTCTCTAAATTAAGGGGTAGCGTTTCAACGTTACCCCTTACCCATTAATTACTAAACCTATTTTTAAGCTGCTGCCCTTGATAACTTTACAAATGCTTCTTTTACCAATGGCTTTGTGTCTGCTATTGCCATAGCTCTATAGTCTATCAGGCCACTTTTGAAACTACTGTCTCTGGAAGTCTCAACAATTATACCTTGTGGCATATTGTAACCCATGTAATTGAAGTTACCTAATAATATAACATCATCTGCAATATTATCATCAATAACAACTGGTTTCCCCAGTATATATCCTATTTCCTCATTCTTTGGGTCTGCAATAAATATTGGTCTACCCTGTGCATCTGTTAAGCTATATACTAAATTGTAAAGTGTTGAATTGCTCATAGCCCATTTTGCTCCGGCTCCATATCCTCTCTTTAACATTCCCATCATTTTTGTAAAATCTTTATACCCTGGATTTCCTGCTAATGCAAAGGTAAAACTATTTGTGGCATCCCAGGTAATGCCCGTTAATATTCCCGTTCCTTGCCCTGCCCCTGTTCCATTTACCAGAGCATCTGCTATACATTCCATTACACAATTTGTAAGCTCATCAATCATATAGCTTTCAAATGCCTGTATAGTCATTTTTTTAGCTGCTGCACTTATAGAGAATACTTTAATTATTTCATATGCTCCAAATAATACATTTACTATATTATCACTTGGATTTTCTGAACTTACTGTATTTCCTTCTATATGCCAATTTGCCTTATTGCTTGGTGTTGCTATTGGTATACTTAAATTTGTTGGTATATTAAAATTTCTGCAATTTGAAATTAAACCACCCATTTTACGTGCTTTAACTATAACTTCATTTAATGTAGATGTTGGTAATACTGCTGCACTGTTTGTAGTAGTACTAAATGAATCGGTTCTTCTTTCGGCATCAACAATTTCCATTGCCCTTGTGAATGTTTTATTTTCAACATCTGTAAGCTTTTGTCCTAACATAGTTTTATAAAAAGCACTTCTATATTCTTGACTTGAAAATACATCCCCTTCTGGTACTTTATTTTCATTGTTGTTAAAATTCATTCCAGTTATTGGATTAAATTGATTTCCGGCACCTGGTCTTTGATTTCTTTCTTCAATATTTACTTTTGCTTGTTTCAATCCTTCAAGTTCTATGTTCAAACCTTCAATGTCTGCATTTGGGTCTGTATCAATTATGCCGCCTATTTCTGATGCTCTCTTTTCAATATCCTGTATACTTGAGTTTCTATAAAAATTAAATACCTCTGCTATTGTTTTAAATTTCATATTTATACACTCCTTTTCAATATCTGGTTTACTTTTATCTTTAATTGCTGGATATTTTTTTGTTTATCCCATATTCCCTGTATGGCCGTCCTTGCTTCAATAGAGGTTTGGGGATAAGCAGGGAATGGGGTTATGCTAAACTCATATACCTTTTCTATTTTGTTTATTGTCCTGGTGTTGCTCTTTGCATCAAAATTATCTCCTCCAGGGGGTACTTTGAAAGCAAAACTCATACCAGATAAATCTCCCCTCTGTACTGCTGTATAAATTGATTTTCCTTCTTCGGTTATTGGTAATTCTGCGGTCATTTTAAGTCCTACCGGGTCCAAATTGAACCTCATTGTTTTTGGAGTACGTGCTAAAGGTACTTTAGTCAAGTCATGGTTGTATAAAAGCCTTATATCTGATAAATCGGCTGCATCTAAAGCCCCATTTCGTATTATTTCGGTATATGAACCAAATACATCATTTATTTTAGTTGGTGTATTAAATACTATCGGTATCCCTTCCAATATAAGGTTACTTTCTCCTGCTGGAACTGCTGCTCTTAAATTGGATGTTCTAAACTCCTTCATTCTCATTTCCTCCTTTACCATTCATTTGATACTGGTCTACAATATCTGTTGACACCACATTCAAAGTCTGAATCCTCCTGTCACCGTCCTCAACTGCTGGTAAATTTAATATTTCTAATGCCTGATTTATAGTAAATAATCCCAGGGGCATTAATTCTTTTAATATAGTGGTTTTTGTAGTGTTTGAAGCAAATTGCAGCCTGTTGGCTTCAAGTAGGATACTATTTCCAAATGCCTGTTCCCTTGGGGTAAATAGCTTGTCTGTTAATTCCAATGAAAATTGTACAGCTAAAGGTTCAATTACACTTTCATAAAATGCTGCCCATTCATTTTCACTGTAAGTACTATTTACGATATTCTCTGATATTCCTAAATAATCATATATTTTCTTTTTTACCGATTCTAATTGTTTATCATCAATTACATATGACTTCATTTCCAAAGGTACATAGTCAAATTTATTGTCTATTGCTGCAATTCCTCCAGTATTACTTACTGTCAAATAATCATTTATAAAAGCTTCTTTTTCTATTTTTAATTTTTCAGGACTTAACACTTGATTATATTTCAAAATACCCCTTATAGTTGCACTAGCTTTTATTGCATTTTCCATACCTTCACTTTGAGTATGTGCCAAATCCAATGTAGGCATTATTGCTGTATTTATATCCCCCAGTAAATCATTAGAATTAAAATGTCTTCTAATTGTAAAAACTTCATCATAAGGTAAAGTAAAATCCTTACCACCCATAAAATAAAATTTACAATATAATGCCCCTGTTGGGTCTGTGAGATATTCCATATTTAATGGCCTTAATGGATATATACCAGTTAAATAACCATTATCATCCTTTTGTAAGTAAGCAAAAGCATTATTATATAAATAATAGTGAGTTACCAACTTATAAATCATGTCATAAGTGGTCATATAAGGATTAGGTTTTACCTGTAACAACCTATTAAATTGGGCATCCCCATCCTTTCTCTGACCTGCTATTGTTACCACATGGGTTGGTTTAAGTTTTGCAGCATTTCTAGCTATTGCATCAACTGCTGCTCTATATATATCATTTTGGTATGCGTCACCACTAAAAGGAGTAAATATAGCAGGACTGCCATTCATAACCTCGGCACGTTCTGTAGTTGATGGACTTTTATTTTTCCCAAACAATTTATTTAAAAGGTTCATTGTAGATTTCTCCCATTCTTTTATATGTTAAAGGCACTTTATACCATCTCCTATAGTAACTAACAAGATACCTTCTATTAAGTTTTCAAAGAACTTTAAAATATTACTTCTTTTTAATCCATTAATTGTTTAAATTCTTCTTCTGAAAGCTCGGACAAATTATAATCATCACTTCTATAAAACATTGATTCTAAATCATATCCTTGTCTTTCTTTTTCCAATATAAATTGAATTTCTTCCTTAGTAAAATCTTTACTTTCATTCATAGCTTTAATGACATATTCTCTTTTTTTATTAATAGGCCTGTTTTTATCTAGCCATTGTAACAAAATCATATGAATTAAATCCTCTGGTTCGTCATACCTTAACTCTTTAGATACACAAGTATACTCGTTATAAATTTCCTTATTTATCAAGCAGCTTTCAACTTCCGTATCATCAAAGAAACTGTCTTTAAAATGTTTATAATATCTCTCTTCGGATATTCCCTCTATTATGGATTCCACATCTATTGAATCCATAAAACTAATAATATGTTTTTGATGTTCTAAATAGTAAAGTCCTTGACTTTTACTCTTTTTATAACCTAATCTTTTAATGGCCTTTCTCAAGGCATCTGAATTTGCATCAAATCCCATTTCAATATTTATGGAACTAAATTTTTCTCCTTCATTCAATCTGTCAATTACATCATATTCCGAAATTAACTCAATCCATTCATTTATAGTTTTATTTGCTTCCAACTACAATCATCCTCTCAAGGTTAAATGTATCTTTATTATTTACAATATTACACTTTTTTGTATTCTACTTGTGTCTTTTTCCGTCAAAACTTTTGGGACTTTTAAATTAACTATCAGTATAGATGTACATTATTTATTACACCTAAGAACTTTAAATTGTTTAACCCCGCCATAACTCCTCTCTTAAAATAATATCTGTTATCCAAACAAGCTAGATATCCTGTTTTATCGTCCAATTCATCCAGCAGGGTATGAAATTCTTCTAGAAGATGATCATATAGGATATGTTGTATCTCATTGCACCTAGAAACTAACTCTTCTCTACCTTCCATGTCGTCTATATATTCCACATCCTCCATAAGATGATTGTACTCATTTTCTATAGTTCCATTGACAATAACTTTAAATATCTCATATGGAGAAGTTCTCTTATGCGGTAAAGCAGTTTTATTTTTTATGACTTCATCTAAATTGTTTAATATTTCTTCTCTAGTTTCAATTACATCATCCTCTATACTCTTATTATTGTCGTTAGTTTCCCTTACTTCCACCTGTAGAAGATTTTTCACGAGGTCTTTTCTTACTTCTTCCAGTAATGTTTTTAATCTATTATTTGGAGCTGTTGAAGTAACTTCATCTAGTAATTCCAGTAAATGTTTTTTATTATTTTTCATAACTTTATACCTCCTGATTTTTACTATTTTGACTTAAGATCCTTTTTCCCATAGAAATTCACTTGTTGAGCAAATAAAAGAGCATTTATTGTATTTAGTACATAAGATTGATTCCTAGAATTTAGCTGTGAAATTAAGGAACCTATTTCAACTCCAGTTTTAATTACCAACGCTTGTTTATTCATGTTTTCCTCCTTGACATTTGCCACCAAAAGAAGTAAATTAAGAATGTAAGGGTTTGCTTCTTTTGGCAAACTTATTTTTTTATTTAAATGGGTTTATATCGTCTTTAATTTCTTCAAAATCAATAACTTCTATATCAAGCCAACATCTCAAACTATTACTCACCTTGTCTTTTACCCCAAAACTTTTAAGTTGTCTCCCAAACTGTACCTTATTCATTGGAGTAATTTCATTTAGATAACACCAGTTAAGGTAACTTCTATATACATCATCTTTTAAAATTCTACTGCCTTTTATAGGTGATGCTTCCATTTTAGATTTAAAGAATGAGTAGGCACTATCAACCTCTTGTCTATATTCTTCCATTTCATGCTCTGATGCTTCACTCATTGCAACTTTCCATTTGTTATTTTTAACTCTTTGAAGTCCTTCAAAACTCCACATAAAAACAATATCTAATTCATTAGCAATAATTCTATCTGCAATGCCTGTATCTTTAATCTTGTCCCTTATCCCTTCTGAAACTTCTTTTTCTGTGCCAAAGGATATATTAAAAGGTATAATTACAGGTCGCCTAAAAAATCCTGTGGACTTATCTGCTGCACTTGGCATCCTATTTAACCCAAAGAACATAGCTATGTTAAAACCCATTCTAACTAAATCCTTATTTTTCCTATTTACTAATACAGGCTCACCACAACACATTGATTTAAAAAATTTATGAACTGTTTTTCCTGAAAGTTCATCATCTCTAACTATATTTACGTGCTTTCCTTCGGCCATAGATATTACAAAAGGTTCTCCAAAATCACCCAGTCCAATGGTACAAATATACCTATTGGCACATATTAGAGCTTCTTGTATATCAAATGCAGCACTTTTGCCATTGCTTCCCTCACCTTTATATATGAAACACTGCTGTACTTCTCTGCTGTGTGGAGATAGCATAAGCCCCCAGGATTCTTGAAGTGTTAGTATGCTGCCTTTATCCAGCGTACTTTCTAAGAACTTTCTAAATTCTGAATTATTGAATTGCTCTTTCCAGTCTTCCACATAATTAGCATGGAATTGAACCTCCAGCTTATATTTAGGGTCGTGGGGCAATAACTGTCCTGTTTCTATGTCAACTACACCATTAAGGCAGTTTATATATCTTTTTTCATCATGAGTATTCCTTGCATCTTCACTATTTAGCATTAATAACTCTGCAAAGTTTTTTGACTTTGTGACCGTCTTGTCCTTATTATTTATTGCATATTTGAAGAACATTTTTTGCACTTCTCTTAGTTCCATATAATCATAAAATCCTTTTTCAGGATTATATAAATACCATAGGTTACCCTTTGTATAACTTGGCTGCTCCTTAATAATATGTTGAACTAAACTCCAATTATCAATATTGCCCTTACTGTCACAATAAGGAGGAAAGGCATATTTAAGAATACTATCAACCTTTTTTTCCACTTCTTCATTACTTAGTGGTGGAGTAAACCAACTCCTATTGTATGTAATGGCATTGGGCAATAGAGCTTCCTTAGTCCTCATATTAGGGTTATTTTTAATCATTAAGCCTAGCCAACTTATTAATGATGTGTCCCTATCACCTTCATTTACCGCCCTATAATATTTACTCTGTGCCATAATAGAAGTTCCGCTATAAGATTTACTGGGCATAGTATTTATATTTTTCTGATACACTTTATCCAGTCCTATTAATTTATCAAAGAGCATCTGTGGCATATCATAAATAGCTTGTCCTGCTGCTTTATATCCTTTAACTTCTCCATTAACTCTCACTCTGCTATCAGGTATTACTACTAAACCACCATCAGTCCTTATATCCACACCAGGTATATAATTGGCCTTGCTTTTCAATCCTTCTCTATAATGAAAATATAAATGCATACCTCCCCTTGGAGTTTCAACGTTGAAAGTATTATATATAACTTCTTTTTGCTCTGCAGGGAAATCTTTTATAAAATCATTAAAGCTATCATATCCATTAACATTGTTATGGTTGTAATCAATGTCTATAACCATGATGCCACTGTCCTTACCGCATATTAGTGACATTCCTGTTAAATTACCGCCCTTTATTTCCCCATTGACCTCTCTCTTGTATATAGATTCTAAAACTTCAAGTTCCTTGGTATTATTAATCCAAAAGTCATTATTCTTCCATGGAAATATTGGAATCTTTGAATAATTCACAAGAGGAATTGTTGGGAATAAAGTTTTCTCTATCATTGAAGTAAATTCTTTTCCCGTCACCTCATTTTCACCTACTTTTTACCGCATTGCTTATTTGCCCATTCTTGAAGTAATTCGGCATTTATAAAATATTTTGTGCCTAGCTTGAATGACGGAAAATCCTTTCTTTTTAATAAATTTTCATACATTGTGTTTCTACCAACTCCCAGAATCTCCATAGCTTCTATTGGACTAACCAATATAACCTTTTTCGTATTACCCTTGAAGCCATCAATAGATTTATATTTTTCCATCAGTCCAAATCCCCTTTATTTAATAACTTATTAAGTACATCCTGGTGTATTTTTCTATCCTTATCACTGTCTTTTGGTATAATTACCCTTAGAGCTTTTATGGCTCTATCTATTTTTTTGATGTTGTCTGGCGGCATGAATTCTAGCATTATTTATCCTCCTTCATTTTTAAAATTAAGCAGCTAATTTTAACCTTATGCTGATATTTGACCTGATTATTCCTATAAAAATCACATTTTGTATTACCAAAGTTGTCAGATTGTAAAAATATTAGCTTGTTCATGCTTGTACCTCCTTAGTATTCTAACTTTAACAAATCTGTCGACCTTTGATTCTAAAAAAACAAATCACATATTTTTACTTTTAACCCTTTAGCAATAAGAATTTTAATACCTTCTCTTGGATTTTTAGCTTTACCATTCTCCAACTTACATAAATATGAGAAGCTTACCCCCGTTAATTTGCTTAAATCTCTAAAACTAAGCATTTTTTCTTTTCTAATTTTTCTCATTTCATTATTCATAAATATCACCTCGTATTCTTAGTACACACTATTATTATAATATATGTGTACTAAAGACACAAAATTAATTATCGTCATTTAATCAATTTATACAATAAATCCTAATTAAATCTTTAGTTTCTTATAGATTTTAATGTTTTTTAAAAAGGAATATATTTATCATTACATATGTTTTATAATAGTAGTGTATATTAAAGATACACGATAAAAATAGAAAGGACACTGCTATGGAATTAAATGAAGATTTAAAAAATGCTCGGATTAAAAAAAAATTAAGTATTAGAAAACTTTCAGAACTTTCAGGAGTTAATGCAAGTTATATCAGTAGATTAGAAAGAGGTGTAGATAAAAATCCTGGAATAGAAATATTGCTAAAGTTGTGCAAATTTTTAGACATTGATATAAGTAAATTTGTTTCATATGCCACTGAAGAAGAGAGAAATATACATTCTTTAAAAGAGATAACTAATCTTATAAATGAAAATCCACAGTATAAAGAAAAAATTTTAGACACTTTAAATTCTATGTATAACATACTAATAGGAGAATTTTATAAACCTAGTAGTTTAAAAAATAGTGATGTAGTCATTAAAACTTTAAATAACAATTTAGAACTTTATAGAGAATTAATGTGGGAGTTGCATAATTTATCAAACGAGAGCTTTGTAGTTAGTGATAAACTTATTAAAAATAAGGACTTTTATAAGCTTTATAATTTAAAAGATGAAAAAACTAAAAGGGTTAATAATATATTAAATGAACTGTTCAATAATTATTTAATAAGATATGGTTTAATAGATGAAGAACCTAAAGAAATCATCTCCAGATTTATTAGAAATCCTAATTTACCTTAAATGCCAATATTTTTTATGATAATTAAGATAAAGTACAGAATGTGTACTGTTATAAATTCAATCTGTACTGCCTTTAAACCCTTGAAAATACTCAATTAGTACAGATAGTACAGATAGTACAGATAAAAAAACAAAAATCAAAAAATACACTTGCATATCTTGCACATTGCACATAATTTATTTTGAAAGGAGTAAGACTATGGCTAAAACCACATATAGAAAAAGAAAAATCAATGGCAAGGAATATTACTTTTACAGGTTAAGACATAAGAATTTAAAAAAGCCTAAAGATATGTATAGCTCCACTGTCAAAGAGCTTAATGCTAAAATAAAAAGTGCTGTAAATGAGCTTGATAATGGTATTACTGATAATAGAGAATACTTTGGGGCATTTATAAAGGAATGGCTGTATAATACACATCTAGTAAACAAAAAGCCATCCACTAGAGAGAGGTATGACAGTGTATTCAGGAATTATATTGATGATAGTCCTATTTATGATATTAAATTAAAAGACTTGACCCCACTAGATATACAGGATTATTATAAAAAGTTGGTGGCATCAGGGAAAAGTATAGCAGCCATAAAGAACCTTCATAAGTTAATAGCTCCGGCCATTAGATATGCCTATGATAGTAATAGGATTGTAAAAGACTTTTCAAGAGCCATAGTATTACCACAAGACAATGAGCAAAAGAAATTAAAAAAAATTAATGATGTAAGGCCATTTACCATGGATGAACAAATGAAATTTATTGAGACCATAGAAGGAGAACCTTTGGAGATGCTTTTTCTTACCGCCCTTGATACTGGACTAAGACAGGGAGAATTATTTGCTCTTACTTGGAAGGATGTAGACTTTAATAACTCATGTATTAGAGTAAATAAGTCTTTTAAAAGTGTTAGAAATATTGATAATGGCACATATGAAAGCATTACCCAAACGCCTAAAACAAGTAACGCTGTTAGGGTTGTACCTATGCCAGAACATCTAATACCTAAATTAAAACAATATAAACTACAGCAAAAGAAATTAAAATTTAAATTGGCTAATTTATATGAAGATAATAACCTTGTGTTTTGTAATGAGTTTGGCAAGCATTTAGATAGCAGCAATGTTCGTAAAAAGCTAAAGAAGGTACTTGAAAACATTGGTCTTCCGGATAGAAGATTCCATGATTTAAGACATACCTTTGCCACTAGATTATTTGAATTAGGTGAAAATCCTAAAACAGTACAGGAGTTACTGGGACATGGTAATATTTCTATAACTTTAGATACATATACACACGTATTGGATGATATGAAGGTAAAGGCAGTATCAAAATTGAATGATTTATATGCAAGTATGAGGAGGAAATAATCCTTCTTTTATTTTATAAAAAACTATAAGGGGTAAAAAGAGGGGTAAAATTTAATTCAAGACAAAATAATAACCGCTGAAACTTAGTGTTTTCAACGGTTTCTGGTGCATCAGAGAGGACTTGAACCCCCGGCACGCTGGTTCGTAGCCAACTGCTCTATCCAACTGAGCTACTGATGCATATTATAAATATTATATTAACATAAATAATATTTAAAATCAATTTTAATATTCTTATGTCAGAGATTTAGCACTTAAGTTCTAGTAAAAATATTTTTTTACTAGAACTATATTTTATTACACTTAGAGCTTATCCCTAAATTATTTTAATCTTTCTGAAAGTGATAAAAGCACAGGCAAGCTTAATAAGCTCCAAAATAGGCTGCATCTGTTTTCTCAAATCGAACAAGCAATTTTCTAAAACGATTTATCCATGAATGGGTTACTTCTACTACCCAACGACGAGCTTTGTAAGCTGGATTGT